ACAGGCTCAGGTAAATCTACTGTTATCAAAGAGATTGTACTAGAAATCCTAGACAAGACTACTGATATGGTAGGCATGGTATCACTAGAAGAATCTATCGGTGATACAGCTCAGAAGTTTATTGGTATGGCTCTTAATAAGAATCTGATGGACACAACGGTAACAGAAGAAGAACAGTACCAAGGCTTTAAGAAAGTCTTTGGTGATGAACGCTTAGTATTACTTGATCACCAAGGTTCTGTAAGTGATGAGTCATTGGTTGATAAGATTGAACACCTAGCTTTAATGGGTTGTAAGTATCTTATCCTTGATCACATCACTATTGCTGTATCTGAAGGTGCTAAAGGTAAAACAGGTAATGAAGCAGTTGACTCAGTCATGTCAGACTTACTTAAGATTACTAAGAAGCATAACATCTGGTTAGGTATTATTTCTCATCTACGCAAAGGTGAGAAGCCATTTGAAGAAGGTCACTTACCTTCTATCGATGATATCAAAGGCTCAGGTTCTATTAAACAAATCTCATTTGATATTATTGCCTTTGCTCGTAACATGGTAGCAGTAACAGATGCTGAACGTAATACAATCAAACTAAGAGTACTTAAATCACGATTCACTGGTCAGACAGGTGATTGTGGTTCTACTAAATATAATACCGACACAGGTAGATTATCAGATGTGAACTTATTAGACTTTGATGTTGCGTAAAACTAAAATTCATGTTATAATTTTAGACTCAACTTTGAAAGGTTAGAATGAATCCAGTCTCGTATTTATCAGAGAAGATAGGCAAGGTAGTCCTAGACTCTGAGAAGGCTTACAACAAGGGTGCAAAGCTACTTAAAGCTTACCCTAATTGGGAGTCTGATTTAGAAAGGTTCGTAGCAGAATCTTGGGATTTAGTTCTCAATTACTGCTCCGCACCAGCAAGAGTAACCAAAGGAGGTTCTCTTAAGTCGTATGTTAAGCTCACTAACGTTTCTATACAGATCGGTGTAGGTATATGCCGACAAATAGACTTAGATGAGACTGATCCTGGTATTGCTCTAGGTATCGGTGACCTTATGCTTGAAGCTTTTCTTCAAGATGGTCTCATTGATATCTTCAGAGAATACGATGGTCGCAAAGCACCTTATGTAGTGTCTGTTGTTAATCAACCTTTAAATATTAAACCTATTCTTAAGGGTACGGTATTTGGTAAGCCAAGACCTATTGATAATCTCATTAGCCCTATTACCAAAGAACCTTATATCAAGGGATGGAACAACAGAAAGTTATTTAAGGAATACTTAGATAAACCTTTTATTCAAGCTATGGAAGGTCTTAGACAGCAAGCTTGGAACATCAACCTTAATGTACTAGAAACAATTAAGAAGTATCGTAGTGAATTCATTACAGAAACTCTTGATGTTACTGATAGACATGGTGAATTATTTAAATATAATATTCACTGGGAAGATGACCAGCTACCTACTAAGAAACAGTTCTGGCACTTAGATGGTACTAAGTTTCTTCGTAAGAAAGATCCACGAGTACAAAGAGCTTTATCAAAGCTATTTGAGTTTGATCAGGTAATTAAGAAGGCAGACTTCATTGTTGAACACCAACTACCGTTCTATCAAGAAGTCTCTTGTGATTATCGGGGTCGGATATACTATGCAGAATCTTTTATGGAATTCCAAGGTAGTGACTTAGCCCGTGGTTTATATTTGTTTGATGATAAGAAGGAGTTAACCGATGAAGGGATCAGGTGGCTTTATATTCATGCTGCTGCTTGTTATAACCAGTCTTATACTGTGGATGAGTTATCTAATCTCTCCTGGACCAGTACTGATTATATCAAGTATCTGAATGAAGAACAACTAGATACTATCTCAGTAGACAAGATGACTCTTGAAGACAGAGTAAGATGGACTCTAGAACACCTAGATGAAATCCGTTTAGCTGGCTTACAAGGTCAGATGTTTATGGAAGCTGAGAAGCCTGTATCATATTATGCTTGTTGTGTAGAGATTGCTGAGTATCACTTAAGTAAACTCACAGGACAACCTTATATGTCTGGCTTACCTATTCCTATTGATGGTAGTAATAATGGATGGCAACACCTTGCTGCTATGTCTAAGGACAAACAAGCGGGTACGTTGGTTAGTCTTGTACCTACACCTATCCAGAAGGACTTCTATGTAGCAGTAGCTAAAGAATTAATTGAGCTAATGCCTACATGGTTTGAACAAAGACAGATACCTATGAAGCATATCCGCAAGGGTATTGCTAAACGAGGTTCAATGACAAGAGCTTACTCAGCAGGTAAGAAGAAGATACAATCTAATATGTATGATGATTGCCACGTAGAAGGTTATACTTCTAAATACAATATCACTGAAGAAGATACTGATGAACTAGCTGGTGGTCTTATCAAGGCTATTAACTCAGTATGCTCAGGACCACTTAAAACTACTAAGTATCTACAGAAGATAGCTGAACATGAGCTTAACTCTGGTGAACAAGGTATCGAATGGGTTACTCCTTCAGGTTTCCCTGTTAAATATAAGGTGTATCTACAACATGAACGACGTTACCAAGGCACTATCAAAGGTGTTAACAACAATAAATCCATATCACATATTGTTAAGGTTGATGTACGAAACAAAGACACTAACGAAAAGGTTCCATGCCGCAGATCTTTTGCTTCTGGCATTAGTCCTAATGTGGTACATAGCTATGATGCAGCTCATATGGCAAATACCATCCGAACATTTAGTGGATCGTTTGGTGCTGTGCATGACTCTTTTAGTACACATGCTAATGATGTGGATAGGCTACAAAGAATAACTAAAGAGCAGTTTATCGCTCAGTATGACACAGAGAATTTCTTTGATGTCTTACAAAACAATTTAATGAAACACAAAGACTCATTCGGATACACACAACCTGTGTTAGGAGACCTAGATGTGTCTGACGTAATCAACTCTCAATACTTTTTCTGTTAAGGAATATAATAATAATGAATCAATACCAAGAATTTATCGCCAAATCTCGTTACGCACGTTACCC